TAATATATTCAAGCCGGGTTCGTTGGCAATGTTTGGATATGTGTCAGAATATTTAGGAAGTAATAATTATAATATAGACATACCCGACGATGTTGTAAATTATCTTAAGGATATAAAAGTTGATTGGTATAATGCGAAAAACTATAAATTAATTGTTAAAAATCCTATTAATCTTATCAGTGGTTTAAAGGCTTCTGATCAATCATCACTATCGGTTGATGTTTATTCCAACCAATTTATCAAAATCAATATGGGTGTATCGACAAGCACCGTGATAATGCCTGACAAGTTATCAGAAGGAGAATGGTATGGAATAGTACTTAATATTGGTAATTCTTGGAATCAATGTTTAATTAATATATGGAATAGACATTTAATAGATAACGCTGTCAAATTACAAAATATTTATTCTGGAGAGTTTAATATAATACCGTCTACGTTAACAATAAAGGAATTTATAATTAAGAAATCGGAAGCATATATTACCAATGTGAGATTTTTTAATTGTACTGTAGAAGAAGAACGTCAGTCAAATGAACTTCTTACATATAATACAAAGGATGCAAACAAAGGTTTAATTCTAGATAATTGTGATCCTTTATATAAAGCACCATTTATATCTAAGATAGGCGCATCAGAACCAGGAGATATATAACAAAATTCACAAATATATAAAATAATGAAACTTAAAGAAGAAAAATCAGAATTGGAAAAACTTCTCAATTCGACACAATCCGATGGATTGAATAAAAATTCCCCTACAGGTGATGATATTCCGGAATTAGATGCTATACCTATAACTGATTGTAATTTCACGGAATTAAAGGAAAAGTGTGAAGAAGAGGCCGAAATAATGATAAATAATTCAATACGATTTATTATTCCACTTGAATTATTTCAAAATAATGAATATTTAAAAAATAAATTATTCATCGATAAGATGTCTTTGGCAGGAATGATATATCAAGTTAGAACTAATGAGGTTATGCAAAAAGCCTTAATAGACCAACTTAATGCAGGTATGGTAAATGCTAGAATGTTTGAGGTTTTTTCGGCTATGTCAAAAACAATTGCGGAATTAAACAAACAACTCTTGTTAACTGTTGAAGCAATAAAGGAAAGCTATAAAACATCCAAAAAAGATATTATTGAAATAAATGCTGAACTTATGTCAGCACCAGCAGACAATACTATAAAATTAACCGAAAAAACCAATAGCAATATGACGGCGGATGGCGGGCAAGTTTCTTTTGGATCTAAAGATATGATTAAACAAGCAAGAATACGCGCAAATGGCGGAGCAGAAGATGTAAAATTTGAGGAGATTAAATAATGGCCGTTTTTTCTACATGGACATCCGCTCTTATTCAACAAACACTTGAAAAATTAAGATTAGGTATAAATGTTGACATGTCATGTTTTTATGAACGTGATGTTCAATTGAAGGCCAGTCATTTGCTTTTCAAACAAACTGCTGAAGAAGTGGCCGAATTCGATAAATGTATGATTGATGCGGTATATTTTGTGGAAAAATATTGTACGTTCATGACAGATTATGGCCGCAAAACTGTAAAACTTAGACCTTATCAAAAAAAATTATTAAAATCATTAACAGCTGAAGTTTTTATCGAAAAATTGAATGATAATGGTCCCAAAAATAGAAATAATATCATAATGGCCAGCAGACAAACTGCCAAGTGTCTAGTATTCAACAACTTACACATTAATAAAGATAATGAAACTTCTGTTATACCAATAAATCTTCTCTATTTTAAACAAAAATCCCATCTTACTTTCCTAGAAAAAGTTAAATTATTTTTAATGAATGTTTATCAATCCATAGATAAGTGGTAATTATTGTCATGAAGCCATAGATATATAAATTAAAAATGATATGAATCTGCAATTAAATACGACAAATTGTAAATATTGTGGTAAAGAATTTGAAAGATTTGGTATTGCCAAAAAATTCTGTAGCCAAAATTGTGTTATAGAAAAACATAAATCAGTTCTTAGAGAAAAACAAGAAGGAATTGAAGGAGTCGATTATATCATCTGTCATCTCTGTAACTCTAAAGTGCAAAGAATTTACGGTAAACATTTAAATAAATTTCATAAAATATCATCTGAAGAATATAAACAAATGTTTCCTTTCGCACAGTTATGTTGCAATAAAGATCTCCAACACACATCGATTAATTCGGGATTACATATGAAAGAAGAAAAATACAGACAAATGGTATCAAAACAAATGATGGGTGAAAATAATATAAACTCTAAAACCAAAACAGATGAAATAACAAGACAAGGAAGGTCACCATTTTCACAAGTTTTCTATGAAAGATTGAATAAACCAGCAGAAGATAGAGCAATTTTTGTGAAAAGAGCGCTAAAAGACAGAATAGCTTTTTGGGAATTACAATACTTTATCAATAAAGGTATGAGTGAGGAAGAAGCTAAAATTTTTAGAAAATCAAAAAAGTTTTCACTTGTATATTGTATCAATAAATATGGTGAGGAAGTTGGTCATAAAGTTTGGAAAGAAAGACAAGATAAATGGAAATCCAAAGTATTTAATGAAAGCACATATATAGGAAATGGCACATCTAATGTTTCAAACATGTTTATAACGGAAGTTTTAAAATATAATGATAAAAATGATCATATATTACATGGTAAAAATGAAAAATCTATATATGACAAGAAAAATAGGCGGGCATATAAATACGATTTAACAAATCTATCAAATAAAAGGGTGATAGAATTTAATGGGGTTTATTGGCATTGTAAACCAGAATTATATGAATCTACATATTTTAATAAAGTAAAAAAACAAACAGCTGCCGAAATTCAAAAATATGATGAAATTAAATATGAATTGCTTAAAATATATGATTATGAATTATTAGTTATATGGGAAGATGAATACAAACAAAATCCTGAGGAGATTATAAAAAAATGTGTCGACTTTATCTATGAAAAATAAAATTAAAAGATACTTAAAATATTCAATACTTTTCATTATTGAAATGATAGAAAAGATTGAGTATAAAGATATTTCAATAGATGAAAATGATATGTCAAAAAAAATAATAGATGATATAAAAATTTATGATCTAAAAATTGACACACCTCAAGGTTTAAAACCAATAACGAATATTTACAAAACCCAACCTTATAGATTATATAATCTTAAATTAAAAAATGGGTTAACTCTCGATTGTGCCGACAATCATATAGTGTTTGATCAATTTTATAATCAAGTATTTGTTAAAGATTTAAAAATTGGCAATAAAATTCAAACTAAATTTGGGATTTCTGATGTTATATCATTAAAAAAATCTCCATTTAAGATATCTATGTATGATGTTTCAGTTCAATCGTCGGAACATGAATTTTATTCAAATGATATAATTTCTCATAATACAACTACTATTTCAGCATTTTTTGCTTGGTATTTATGTTTTCACACGGACAGAAATTTATCAATATTGGCAAATAAACAGGCAACCGCAATTGAGATTGTAAGTAAAGTTACACTGATATTTAGAGATCTTCCATTCTTTCTTAAACCAGGAATTGATAATATCGGCGCGCTTGGAATGAGATTAGATAATGGCTGCCAATTATTTTCTCAAGCAACTACAAAAACGGCACAAATTGGTTTTACTATACACGTTATGTATATGGATGAGTTTGCTCATATTCCAAATGGTATTGCCCGAGATTTTTGGCGATCTGTCTATCCTACTTTGTCATCTTCATTGATATCTCAATGTATCATCACATCAACGCCGGCAGGTATGTCCAATCTTTTCTTTGAAATATGGGACAATGCTGTCAAAGAAAAAAATTCATTTGTAGCAACTCGTGTTGATTATTGGGAAGTTGCAGAACATGATAATGCTTGGGTACAACAAATGAAATTGGACTTTGGTTTGGAAGAATTTGCCCAAGAATTTGAACTACAATTTACGGTTAATTCTAAACTTCTTCTTGCAGGAAAAGAATTGGCCTTAATGAAAAGGATAGAAAGAGATTATGTTTATGATGATCTAGAAAGATGTGATCTTGATGAGGAACTTTATAGAAATTTAAAATGGCACCCAAATTTCGATATAAATAGAGATTTCAATCCTCTCACTGATAGATTTGTGCTATCAATAGATACAGGCGAAGGTAAATTAGATCAAGAAGTTAAAGATAATGATTATAATATCATAAATATATACCAAATTAGGATGAAAAGTATTGCCCAACTTAGACGATTAAGAAAAGATCAGCTTTATTTGAAAAATATGTTTATGTTAGTTCAAGTTGGTTTATTTAGAGATAATAATAAAGATGATGAAGTATGTGCCAAAATAGCCAGATCATTGATTTTCGATCAAATAGGTCTTGAAATGTGTACATTATTAATAGAAATGAATTTTAATGGAAAAAATTTTCTAACACATTTTTCTAATCACCCAAAATACGAAGATTCCGTTATATTATACACGCATCATACAACACCGATGCCTGGTCAAACACCGATACCAAAAAAACCCGGATTTAAAGTGACAAGTGACAAAGAATTTTATTGTAAATTAGGCAAAAATTTAATTCGTGATAATATCATTATTAATTCGGAGCATAATACAATAATGGAATTTTCATCATTCGGTAAAGATAAAAATGGAAAATATAAAGGACTTGGAAATCATGATGATGCGGTAATGTCTGCTTTAAATGTAAGCCGTTTATATAATGACGAAAGTTATGAATGGATGCTAGAAGATTTCATTGAAGATTTGCCATCTTCTCAAAATAAAAGTTTTATAATGTTATTATTAGAAAAATTAGAAGAAACTGAAGAAACTGATGATGGTACTTTTGATGCGATGTATGGTTCTAATCCTGAAGAAATATATAAAAACATAGAAAAGCTGATGTCTCCAACATCATCACATTCTTCTATGTCAACATCATGGTCTAAATAGATATTTAAACAGTAATATTTGCCTATTTTTCAGAGGATATATAATCTAAAGAAAATAACAAATAACTATGGCAAAGACAACTTTGGATATCTCCCAATTAAAATCAGCTGGTGTATACACTATAGAGATTGATAACACAGAAAGAATAAGTGTTACCACTCAATCACTGCGTCTGGTACCTGGGTTTTCCATGAATGGTCCCTTTAATGCGCCTGTTTTCATTCGTTCTACAACTGATTTGGAAAAATTCTATGGAACAACTGATGTAAAACTTGAACGTAAAGGATCATTTTTCAATAGAGCAATAACAACATGTTTACAAACTGCACCAGTTTTTGCAATCAATCTTCTTAAGGTTGATACAACACCAACTTCCAAGGATGTCGTTGATTTTGTTACATTATCACTTGATTCTAGTGTAAACAATGGTGCTACTATCGCAATTCCTACTCCAATTTCTGCTGTCAAAAGCGATCTTTATTCTAATTTTTTCAACAGAAATCGTTTCTGGGTTGCAGATCCAGATTATTTACAGGGTGTTGCTGTTAATAAACTTGGTGTTGGTGATATTTATAATGCACCATTTATTCAGCTTGCAAACACAAGTACAAAAAACATTTCATTTATCGTTAGAAAAGCATCATCTATTCAACAATACAATGTATATGCAAAAGATTGGTATGGTACAGAAAGCGAAATTCCATATGAATGGATTCGTCCTTATGATCTTATCAAAGATTTCTTTATTCAGGTTATTGCTATAGAAGGAGATTGGTCAAATTATCCAAGTCTTGCAGTTGATCCATATTGGTCAACATATTTTAATGCTAAAGGACTTAAAGTTGATCAATTAACAAATTTTATAAATGCATCTCAGATTTCTTTGGCTGGATCTTGGACCGGTTGTATAATCCCCGATTTTAAAGATAAAACAGATTCAGAACAATACATAGAAACGATAGTTAATGCATCAACACCTCTTACCGGGATATTGATGAATATTAATCAACAAGCTCTTGATCAATTGCAGTGGGGTACTTCATCTTGGACTTTAGGAAATGATACATCTCTTGGAAATTCATTTTATCAAGTAGATTTAACCGGACATAATTTATCGGCTTTTTCTGGCGCATCTGTAACAAGAAAATTCCTTTCTTATAATATAGATGTAAGTACCAATGTTTTAAAAACAACCGTAAATGTTTCTGGAGTTGCAAATGCAGGTAAATTATTCACAATTGATCCATCAGCTAACCATCAATTGATCACTGTAGGATCTTTAGTAAAATCTAATAACTCAATACAACCAAGTCTTACATATATTGTTAACAAATATTATGAAGGTGGAGTATATAAATGCGAGACTGCCGAACCTATTTTAAATGGTACAGGTGCAACCAATATAACAGTACAAAAACCAATAGATGATCCATCTATTTGTTCTTCATATGATTTCATAGTTTTAAAAGGACTTCAATTAACAAATAGACATCTACCAGGATTTACAACAACTGGAGCTGTGAGTGCAGAAGAAGGAGTCAAAAAAATCTATGGAATGTTACTAGATAGTGGAATTTTGAGAGGTTTATTAAACCCAGATATGATTGAATATCGTTATATAGTTGATACTATGGCATACGGTTTACAATCTGAAATGGGTGGAAAAGCGTATCTTTCTTCTCTCGCAAAGAAAAGAGGAAAAACTACAGCAATTATTAATGCTCCAGCCTTATCTCAATTTGCAACATCTCAAAATCCATATTTTTGTGATACTTTTATATCTGGTGTTGATCCGGTTCCTGTGTTTAATACACATTGGATTGCAACAGGCGGCAATCCGGACATGCCAAGATCTTTTAAATTTACATTACCATCTGAAGAAAATGGTTCTAAATATTGTGGTGTTTTTGGACCGTTCCTTAAATATAATGATGGCGGAAAATTAATAAGTGTTCCACCAGCCGCTGATGTATCTAACAGTTATATTCAAAAATTTATTGGTGGCGATCCATATGCAATCATTGCGAATAAAAACGGTATTATTTCTAACGCAAATGTTGCGGGTGTTGAATATATGTTAGATAAAACTGATAGAGATAGTCTCGAACCAATTGGTTATAATTCAATTATCGAAAAACCAAAGACTGGTCAAACTATGATATATTCTAATGCAACTGCATTCCAAACAGTAAAAAGCGATTACAATAATTTGCATGTAAGAGAATTATTAAATACTATAGAGTTACAGGTTGATGAAATTTTACAGCAATACGTATTTGATTACAATAACGAATTAACTCGTATAAACATCTACAATTCTGTTGCTCCAATTTTACAGACTATAAAAGATTCTGGCGCTCTTACAAAATATGAAATTGTGATGGATTCAACAAATAACACTGCCGATCTTATTGCCGAAGGAATTGGCGTAATAGATATCGCAGTTTGGATAACTGGTCCATTAACAAAGATCGTAAATAGAATTTCAGTTAACAGAGCAACCAATGAACGTTCTTCTGGAGGATTTGCAACATTATAATAAATAAAATAAAATAAAAAATAAAATATCATGGCAGATAGCAAAAGTCAAGGAAATTTTGGATTAGCACACTTTAGAAATTCTAGAGCTGCGTCAGAACTTTTCGAACCAGTATATAAAAATATATACACAATCCAGATATCTTTGCCAACTGGCATAGGATCAACGGATGAAAACACTAATCTTTTATTGGAAAACGTACAAAAAATTGGTGGATTGAAATCACACACATTTCCAACAACTCCAGCTGCTCAAAAATACAAATGGGCAACTAGAAGGTTTGCTGCTGCAACACCTGGAGATACAACTATGGATGTTACACTTGATTTTGAAGTTAACTTGGATAAGAATAATAGTCCATATGTTGTTAAAACATTAAGAAAATGGTGTGATTTGGTCTATGATCCTCTTACAGGTAGAACAGGAATTAAGGCAGATTACACAGCTCCATGGGCGCTTATTACATTATATAATAGAAAAAACGTACCGTTTTGGCAGTGGAAATGTTATAATGTATTTCCTATAACAGGTTTGCCTGCAGTGGAATTAGATTATAACGCTGGCGATCTTTATAAAGTTACCGGTTGGACCATTGCAGTTGATTCCTGGGATGAAACAATTATATAATTATTAAATTAGATAAATAACAAAAAGAGATAGATTATTTTTCTATCTCTTTTTGTTTAGTTTTTGTCCATATCCATTTATTATTCCCAACACCCCATATTTTCATATATTTTCTTTCTTTCATTATTTCATCCTCTGTTTTGTTAGGATCTGCTCCAGATTTTACGAGTTTATGTTTCATAAATCCGCTTCTATGAAACCTTTTTTTGCCATCGCTCCACCAATAATTTATATTAGTGAAACCTAAATTTTCAAATTGTAATATTTTATATAAACCTCCAATTCCAATATCTAAATTAGAATAAGAAATTACTATTGAAGGATTATACAATTCTACAAAATTTTTAAATAATTTAGACCCGCCTCCTCTAACATTATAACCCAATTTTGAACAAAAGCGAAGCATTTCATATTCATTATCTTTATGTTTTTGACTTAAAATGCTTCGCCTTTTTCCCAATGACATTAAAGATATTAACTCATTGTTTAAATACAATCCCATATTTATAGAGGAAATACAATTTCCTTGAATATGGTTGATGTCCAAAAATAAACTTTTTTCTAATTTTTTGACTTGTCGTATTTCACAATTTCTGGCATTTATTTTATTTGTAATTTTATTAATTGCGTTAAGCAAAATAGATTTTACTATATCGGATTTTACATTCCATTGATCTTCCCATACAGTGATTATCTTTATACCCAAATCTTTAAAATAGATGAATTTATCAAAATGTTTAGTTTTATTTACAAATTTATCACTATGCCAAAATAAACCATTGAATTCTATACCCAAATTCAATTCTGGGATATAAATATCTAACTCATTATTTCCAAATTTTCTATAATTTTTTTCGATAATTCCTGAATAATTAGAAACAATAAAATCATATATTTCATTTTCACCTTTGCTTGAAAAATTACAATATAGATGATTTTCGCAATTTATCTTAAATCCATATCCTGGTCTAGTTAAAATTTTACATTTTTCATTACACCCTTTTACACTGCATATAGGAGCCTCAGATATATTATTTTTAAGAAGGTATATTTTATCCGAAAACAATAAATCATCGTTATTTAATTTAACTGCATCTATTATTTTAAAAAATTGAGGCATGTAATTTTTAAAATATTTTGGGGTTTGTTGGTTAGAACAATTAAAGTGCATTTTATTTAAAGCAATTATGCACTTTAATTTGTCTGATTCTTGTGGATTGTAAGTTTCGCTTAAATAATAATCTTTACATTTTGGACAATAAACTTTATATTCTTCAGGAATTTGGACCTTGCTTATCATCTTATAATATGCAATTTGTTGTCTACCATGAATACCACAATTCGTAATATGTTTGGATGAAACCGGAAATAGCTCGCCGGTTATCAATCTAATATCATTATCGAATACAACTAATGTGTTATTATTGATATCTTTTACTGTAATATATTTTTTAAGAATATTTACATATTCACCCGATTTTAACAGTTCGTCATCTTTTTTCAGATACTTAATTTCATATTTACTGTTAACACATTTTATAAACCCTTGCATAATTACGATGTTTACTATATACTGAAATATTTATTAAAAATAAATCCAAAGAAAGGAGGACAATTGTCCTCCTTTCTTGGTTGAAATCTTATGATGTAGTAATTTAAATTTTATTCCCACAAATAGGACAAAATTTAAATGATGATTTTGTAATTTTAGCACCACACTCGGTGCAATACTGCTTAATATCATTAGTTGTATAAACTTTTTGGGATAATGGGAGAATTTGACATTCTACTGTTTTAAATGCAAATATTGAAAAATCACGATTAGATGAAGTAAACGATTGTGAACTTTCCTTTCCTTTATCGACTATCCCTGTTTCTATTTGTTTGGAAACATTTGAATTTTTATTTTCAACATTTAAGGAAGAACAAGAGATATTATTTGTCGTTAAATTTCCAGAAAAAGAAACAGTTCCAACTGTTGCCCGGTAATTTTCATTTCCAGCGGTAAATGTTGTCAAATGACTATCATACGGATGGTTTGTATTCTGAGAACAAAAATAAAGATTTTGATAAGTTCTAAATACTGGAGGATTGCAAACATATGAATTTAGATTTATAATTTCCTTATAAAATTCAACAGATACCTTCCCATTGTTCGATATAGCATTTAATGCTGCTGGAGAATTATCAACATTATATGTATTGAATACGAATTTATTGTTTGTATCCAAAAATCGTTCAAGAAACACCCTTTCTCCTGGTCTTAGAACAATACCTCCTCCATTGATATATTCACCATTCAATTTAATTTTTGATAATACATGTGTTTGAAGTGGATTAAAAATCTCAATTTCAAATTCCTGTTTATCATCTAAATAGACAGAACTATTGAATTGTTTGAGACGCTGTTTATTCTTTGTTATGAATGCACAGACTTCTGATGTCGATTCACTCGACTTTACGTAACTTGTTTGTTTCATAATTTTCTTATTTTATTTTAAAAATGTATTTGGGATTTTATTTATAGGTTTTTTCTCCTATTCGAATGTTTAATATAACACTAAAAGCCCAATCATAAGATTTCTTTCAATTTATATATCCGAATAAATAAAAAGTTTCAAAAATTTTCATAATTCGATAAATTTAATTATATTTGCCTTATAATTATAAAATACTATGTCATTCGTACAAAAATCTGAAAACTCTTTAAATGTTTTGGGTCTTGGAAAAACCTTTAGGATAAAAGAATGGCTTGACGAAAGAAATGTCATCAAGTATAAAATAAATGAAGATCTTTCAATTGACGTAAATTGGAGTGTGGATCTTAAATATATACATGAAGGCAATTTTCCTGATTATATACAATTTAATAAAATAAATGGATTTTTTGATTGTGGTGGGTGCGAAATGACAACACTAAAGGGAAGTCCTAAAAGTGTGTTAGGAGTATTTAGAGTATCTCATAATCCTTTAACTACTTTAGAATTTTCTCCTAAAACCGCCGCAGCAATCGCATGTTATAATAATAATTTAGTGGAAGATTTTAAGAATCACATATTGGATGATTCATATAATTTAAAAAACGGGTGTTACTAATGTCATTTACTAAAAATTCATATGATAAGTTAAATAATTTAAACGTAGGCAAAATAGCAATGATACGTCAATGGTTACAAAATCATGCAGTCTGCAATTATATAATAAACGACGATTTATCAATTGACGTAAATGAAAATGTCAATTTTTGGAAAGGAAGATTAGAAGGATTCGAAATACCGATATTTATTCAATTTAATTTAGTAAAAGGGTTTTTTAATGTAAATAAAAATAATTTAACAACATTACGAGGTTGTCCAAAAAAAGTGTTGCAATGGTTTTCGTGTGAGGAAAACAATTTAGAAAATTTAGATTACGCTCCAAAATTTATAGAGCAAGGGTTTTACGGAAATTTAAATAACAAAATAACAGAGGATATGTGTCGTAAATATATAAATTCATCTACAATAAGAGGATCATTTCACACTGATAGTTATAACGTAGATAATAATCGAAGGATATTTCCAAATATGTTTTAATAATACAGAAATGTCATTTACGAGAGATCTGGAAAATAAATTAACATCTTTGAATGTTGGTAAAATACAAGTTATACATAATTGGTTGAATGATCATAATATAAATGGATACAAAATTAATGATGATCTAACCATCACGGTATCTGGCGGAGTTTATCTTGCATATAATATATTGAATGAGTTACCTTATTTTATTAATTTTTCTATAGTAAATGGTGATTTTCAATGTGATAGCTGTAATTTGACAACTTTAAGAGGTTGTCCTTTAGAAGTATATGGATCTTTCGATTGTACAGATAATGGATTAAATAATTTGGATTATGCTCCCAAAAAAATCACAGGAAATTTTATTGCAGGTGTAAATACCGAATTAACCAAAGAAATATGTTTGGAATATAAATCTAAAACGGAAATTTGCGGATATTTTTATTCGGATTTTTTATATCCAGCTCATAAAGATTATTAAAAAGGAAAAGATGCCGAAAAGGATATATAGGATAAAGAATACCCTATATGCTTATTGATAAACTCTTCGAGTCACCAGACAACATAAAAATAAACGGGATTACACATAAATGGGACGACGGCACATCCAAATTTACATTTGGATATTTAGGGGGTGACTTCTGTGGAGAGTTTGATATAACTCATCCAGTTCTTTGTGAAATATATGATGCAGTTGGTTATGATAAACAAGATATGGATTATCCCGGAAGAGTCTGGATAGAGTATAAAATTATAACATTTTGGGAATATCCTGAAAATTTAGATAAACTCAAAAAAATCGTCGAGGATATTGAAAGAAAAACAAAATTCAAAATATGGGATAATGGTTACAAAATAGAAATAGTTATTTCAGGAGAAATTGAAGGCAAAAACAAATGGCCCAAAAATGTCCAAACCGAATTAGTAAATATTGAAAATTATGATGGTTCTAACAAATGGTCGCCAATTATAAAACAGTATGGACATGGTAATGAAAAAAATAAAGAATCATTTGGATCAGTTAAATATGCCAAAGATAAGCCGTTAAATTATCGTCAACATTTGCAAACAGAAAGCATTAATCAACATTTTTCTAGAGATGAAAATTCTTCTCAAGATAAAAAAATAAATAATTTAGGAATTGGAAAAATAAATCTTATTAAAAAATGGTTGGAAGATAAATCGATTGAACATTATAAAATCGAATCTGACAATTCCGTAACTGTTTTATCTCCTGAGTATAATTGTCAAATTAATTTAGAATTAGAAAAACCTACGTTTATTAAATTTAATTATGTAGATAAAGATGACGAATTGATAATTAAATGTGGGATAAATGATATTGATAGAGTGAAAGAATTGATGGCAAACGGCGCAAGCTTTTCAGATTTTCCAACAACAACATTTTCATCTATTGTAAAAAATAATGCCGGAGATGTTGCAGTTTTTATTCATGATTATTATCCAGAAAAAATGGATGTTCAGCTTAAAACGCGAGATAAATTTCTAGAGCTAGTGTATAAAACTAAAAACCAAAATATCAGTGAATCTTTTGAAAGAAAGGATGATAAATTTGATTCTTTGAATATTGGAAAACTATCATTAATAAAAAAATGGCTTGAAGAAAATAAAATAAATTCATATATAGTTGAAAATGATTTTTCTGTAACTATCGAGCACATTAATATTTCTGATTTTGCTAATCTAGTTAAAAATTTACCATCATACATAGTTTTTAATTACGCCAATAACGATGAAGCTATATCGATTTATTCAATAAATGATGATCTGGAAAAAGTTAAATCGTTGATAAAATCCGGCACACAAGTTTATAGATGGCCATCTACAACTATAAATTATATGATAAAATATAATGCATTTAACGTAGCAAAGTATATATATGATCATTATGATACTAAGGGTAATATAAGCAATTTGCTTAGAAGCTATCTTGAAAAATTTATTAATGTTGAAAATAAAATCGATGAATCCTTTTTAAGAAATAAAGAAGATAAATTAGATACATTAGGAATAGGTAAATCTGCGTTAATAAAAGAATATATAGAAAAATTAAAATCCGAAGTAGTTTGGGATCTGATTTCTAAATATGATTACACCGGCAATATTTATGTATATGAATTATGGTCAATTTCGCCAATATTGGAATTAGAAGAAACAAAACCATCCTATATTAATATAATCTACGGAAATGACGCTGAATTATGTGTGGCAATAGGAACTAATGATGTAGTTAGAGCCAAAAAGGCCATTGAATCTGACTCATCTGCTAGGCCCTTTTCTACATTTTTATTAAATAAAATTATAGATAATGATTGGTATGAAATGGCCGAATTTATTTTAGAAAATCCGAAAATTGTTCAAACTTTTGAAAATGATAAATGGGATAATTTCATAAAGTATTATAAAAAAAGAAATGTAAATGAATCCTTTTCAAAAAATTCAAATGATAAGATAAATACCTTAGGCATTGGAAAAATAGCCAAGATAAAGGAATGGCTAGAAGAACATGAAGGCCCGCAATATTATTTAACAAAAGATAATAAAATATTTTATACGGGTGTCGATTATCCCAAGCAAGCACTTATTCAAGAAACTGCTCCTTCTTATATAGAATTCGAATATCCACCATCTACAAAATTATTTGTATTTACAATATTACATGACATAGATAAGGTAAAAGAAGCATATGAAGAAGGTTTTGATATTGATGATATGCCAAACAATTTATGGAAATTTACATATCAATATAATTTTAAAGAAGGTTTAGAACTTTTAAGAAAATTTCCAAATTTTAGAGAAATTTTAGTATCCTCTTTTAAGAGGGCCTATGATAATTATTTCGAACAAATTGATAACGAAGATAAATTAGATGAATCCTTTAATTTACAAGGTATCAAAGAATTCATTTCAAAAATAAGCGATAAATCAAAAACTATCACTTCATTAATTGAAAAATACAACACATCTTCAGATAAACAAATTCGACTATTTATTATTAAGGTCCTTATTGTTTTATTAACTGCCATAAATTCTGCAGATATATCAACGCTTTTAGTAAATGCAAGCGATGAAATCCTTCATCTTTTATCAAAAGATAAAATATCTGTCAATGATTTTAAAGGAAAAAATGTATCTAAATTCAAAAATCCTTTACATTTAAAACTTTCGCAAGAAGGTATAAATTTTATTAAGGATCATGAAAAATTAAGGCTTAAAGCATATAAAATTGGCGACGGAAAAATTACCGTAGGATGGGGATGTGCGTTTCCAATTAATAAAAGTAAAATACGTCCTGGACAAAGAATAACATTTGATCAAGCAGAAAAATTGCTTAGTGCTAGATTAAAAGTTGCAGAAGATGGGGTAAAAAGAATGTTTAGTGATTGGGCTGATGATGGTCATTTACATAAAATTTCTCAATCGATGTTTGATTCTATGGTATCAATGATGTTTAATATGGGCGTTTCAGGATTTAGAAATCTTTCATTATCAGATGATTTAAAAAATGGAGATTTTCATAAAGCTGCCGAGAAAATACCGACATCTAATTTAGTTGATGGGATGGGTGGAATTGTTAAACGAAGAAAAGATGAACAAAAATTATTTATTAAGGATATTAAAGATTATAAAATGAAGTAGTGGATAAATAGAATAAACAACCGTTATGAACACAGACCTTTTTAATAATTCCACAAATAATTATGTAAATCCCGATTTAAAACCATGTAGTAATGCCTCTGATTTGAATTCGATATTTGAATTTTTCAACAATAAACGAGTTGGAGTTATTAACGGAAGCACGATTTTATCATCCTTGGATCTTTCAAATATTCAGGTGTATGTTACAGAATTTAAACAAGATCGAAAATTATTAAACTCTGGTGAGGTTATTTATGTGCCTGGATTAACAAAAGGAATACAACCAAGATCACAAAGTTTTCATATTCCATATATTATAACATCAACTATAGGTTATGAAAATTACATAACCGCAAAATTTGATGTTTCATATAATAAAAATTTCAAATTCATAACGACGGGTATAGATACTTCATTAAATTATGCAAGCAGTACAAGCGCAACAGATCAAATAGATATGTCTTTACATTCTAAAAATATTCCAATTTATTCAGATATCGATGCATCTTTAAATTTGAAATTATATGGTTCTCAAGCAGGATACGATTTTTATGTTGATAATGTAAGCATAACAATAGTTGATACTTCAACAGATTCTACATCTCCATTTCTGCCATTAATAAATCCTGGTACGGGACATGCAATTCCGCAAATTTATTCTCTTACAGAAGATTTAACAGTTGAATTTCAATACGCCAAATATCCAAACGGCGCTGAATTAGGATATGTAATGATAGGCACATATCCAGAAGATTACATTGAGAGCGATAAATGGATTTATATAAATCATGTTCCAGAATCGTTGAACGTTTATGATGTAAGTATTGGTGGACTTTATGAAAAAAAATTAAAAACTGTTAATGTAGGATCATCTGGCC